CGTTACTAGTCAGCTGAAGAGGTTGGAGACCCTCGAAGGTAATTTCAATCACCTTTTTGGGACCAGGCTTACGCCTGAATTGCTCTGGAACCTTGCTCCATGGTCGTGGCTCGTCGATTGGAATTGGAATATTGGCGATTTACTTGCCAGCTTCCAAAACCTTCATACCGACGGGCTTGTTATTCAGTATGGTTATATGATGGCTACAACGCACATCAAGAAAACCATTACTGCCAGTGCCGTCCCTAAATCAGGGGGGGGCGTCTGGGACCCGATAACTACCACGTTCCATTCTTTGCGAAAGGAACGTGTACGGGTTAATCCCTATGGGTTTGGCTCTAACCCGGCTAACTATACTGGTCGGCAGTGGGCCATACTTGGGGCTCTTGGTTTGACCAAGAACCCGGGGCAACTTCGGACCGACTAACAAAGGAACGACCGTGGATCCTTGGACTGACCCAGCTAACTCGAAGACCAAGAAAGTGATTATTCTCATAGTCACGATTTTGGGTATACTTCTTGTCTGTTGGATTAGCCGGAACTTCGGTCGGGCTTAACATGGGACGTCACTCTGATCCTCAAGATAAGGAATGGACCCTCGAAAGAATTATTTCTTTCGCTGGGTCCGTTGCTTTCCTCGTCTTTTGGGTCTTAGTTTCGGCCCTTGTTTTTGCCTCCTTTGTTATGAGGTCGTAGTAAGCAGATGTAGCATCTATGACTACATCTGTCCCAACGAATCGCTAGGACATTGCTTTGGCCTTCACCGACCCTCAATCAGTTACAATCGCAGGCGTGGCCACTTCGCTTCCGCGAACTGGCTCCGGCACCAACTCCGGTACTTTCACAAGTAACGATGGGTTGGTTCGTCTAACCGTCAGCTCCCAGTATGGGAAGCGGACGCGTCGGACTCTGCGACTGGAGCACTCAAAGGTTGCACCAGATCCGTTGATCTCGTCTACCAACGTGAAATACTCCGCGACCGTTTACATGGTCGTGGACACGCCGGTGACGGGATACACGGTGGCGCAACAGAAGGAGCTCGTGGATGCCTTTGCGGCATACCTCGCAGCCTCTTCGGGTGCTAACGTCACCAAGCTTCTTGGTGGCGAAAACTGATCGACGACGCCGGAACCGATCTGATCTAATTGATCTTCTTTCGAAGGTCGATCAGGTTCTTAAGACGTTGGTAACAGTCTTAGGAATGGTTCTGACGCTGTGGCAAGCCTTCAGACATGCTTCTGGATGATAGGATGAGAGCTACAATTCGGCAGCTCCTGTCCTCCATCCGAAGCATCGGGGGGGACCTCTCTAGAAGTCAGGGAGTGACTTTGAGATATGTGCTTCTGATTACCTTATACACTTGTATATGGTTAATCATAGGCCTACTCTTAGCCACTCCCGCAAATGGCTTCTAGATGTCTCCCTCGGAAGGCATCAGCCAGGGTTAGGGAAGTTCAAGCTAAGGATGGAATTCCCCTTCGAAGAGAAGAGGCTCCATGAAAAGCCTGAACGTGTTCTTGCGAGAGGCGTTTACTGATGTAAGCGCCAGATGTCAGGTCAGCACCGACTACACATATAAAGAATGTGTAGCCCGATTGAAGAACGAAGGGTTATCGTTCTTGACGATTACCCTACCCGAACTTGGAAAAGCCTTCGAAAGTTGGCTTGACCAAGGTCGAGTTGATCTCAATCCAGAACTTATGCGAAAGTTTAAGTTCCGGGAGGCGACCCCCAATTTTCTTGGAGGCGTCCTCGATCTTGTCTTCGATCGCGGTACTGGTCGGTTACTGGATGATCCTGATCACACAGCTATCTGGGCGATGCGTCAGATTACTCTGATGTTCGCTAAGATTAATCTCAAGTGCAGTGATGCACGAGAGAGAGCTGCGATTGATCAATACATTCAGTGTGAGGAGGAAGTGCGTGAGCAGGATATGCGACTTATGTGCAATCCAGAAATGGTAGCACAGTATGATCGCATATCGAATTTGCTCTGGTTACCTATCCTAACGGAAGTAGATCGAAAGATCTATAACCATGAGATAGTTCCTAACCACGGACCTGGCGCAACTGCAGACCGACTTAGAGGAAACTCTAAGTGGAGTCAACAGGAGTGGCCAACTCGTCTGGATGACATCTTCCCTTGGGAAGTTATGTGTCTTCCAAACGAACGTTCCCATCATTGGGAAACGACCGACGTGACCTTCCTCGAACCCGAAGCAGAACGACCCGTTAGGGTTGTTACTGTTCCTAAAACGCTGAAGACCCCGAGAATCATCGCTATTGAACCTACTGCCATGCAATATGTGCAGCAGGGAATAGAGGATGCTCTTTTCGAAGCTGTCGAGGCAGATGACATCGCCTCGCAGCTTATCGGATACCGAAGCCAAGTTCCTAATCAGGAGCTTGCCTGGGAGGGATCTCTGTTCGGAGATCTCGCTACGCTCGATATGAGTGAAGCATCCGATCGCGTCTCCAATCAGCATGTACTGCTCCTTATGTCTAGAACCCGTCACTTGCGTGAAGGGGTCCAGGCATGTAGAAGCACGAAGGCTGATGTACCTGGACATGGAATTATATCCCTGTCCAAGTTCGCGTCTATGGGTTCAGCGCTTACCTTTCCCGTAGAAGCAATGGTCTTTATGACCGTTATCTTCTGTGGGATCGAAAACGCGCTTAACCGACGGTTGACCAGGGGCCTCATTAAGAGGTTCCTTGGCCGGGTGCGTGTCTACGGTGATGATATTATCATTCCCGTAGATATGACCACTCACGTTGTCGAGGCTCTTGAGTCCTTTGGATTCAGGATAAACTCGAGCAAGTCTTTCTGGACAGGGATGTTCAGAGAGTCTTGCGGTAAGGATTACTTTCAGGGGACTGACGTTAGTATCGTCAAACTCCGGTCGGTTCTCCCTACCAAACGTGAACACGCTTTGGAGATCATTTCGACGCTAGAGACCTCAAACCTGCTTTATAAAGCAGGAATGTGGCACTCAGCGCGATACCTCGCCGATCTAGTGGAAGAATTAATACCTCTTCCAATAGTTGGCGACGAATCTCCTATGCTGGGCCTTGTATCGTTCATGGGAGTTCCTTCCCCAGAACGAATACATCCGCACCTACACCATCCCCTTGTCAGGGGTGGCGTTGTTACGGCACGTACGCCAATCTCACGATTGGATGGTACGTGGGCTCTGCTTAAGTGTCTTACTAACAATCGGAGACAGCCAATCCCCGATGTAGGACATTTGGAGCGTGCAGGACGTCCTCATGCCGTCGACATCAAGCTGAGGTGGGGGCCACAACTATAATGTTGTGGTCTAGGCGGACCTCAAAACCGCCAGCGTGGAGGTTCAAGTGTGACCTCTGGGGGAAC